TACCAAAACTTGATAGTTTCATTTTACCACACCATCCTTCTGAACCTATTCAGCTGCTGCTTATTATTCATTACAATCTGGTCTAAATTAGGTCGATGACTTTTTAAGGTTTTACTCCTCTCTGAGTTATTACCTTGCAATGCGATTTGGGTATCCCCTATCTTTAAATTAGAAACATCGCTGACATCAATCCCTGCCAAGACATCATCTGCATTAGTATTTAACTCGTGCTGATAACGAATTAAATCTACTGACATATTAGCCCATGTAAACTTGAGAGCTTCTGGTATAGTATCAATGTTACAATAGTTTTTAATAACTTCTTCTACTTCATTAATAGCTAATTGAATATCAAGCTCAGTAATGGCTGGGTTTTTAATTTTAGCCCTTACAATTTCTAATACGGTCATTACTCCGCCTCCTTTTACTAAGCTTGTTCTGCTTCAGCAATTGCTTCCCTTAATTTCTTAACCCCCCAGTTACCTTTGAAATCAATCCCAAGTTCTATTGCTTTTTCTCTAAGAATGTCAAGCTCTGATTTCTCAGGCTCCTTGCCCTTCTCTGGTTCTTTATTTTTATTAGCGTTATCTACTTTAGGCTTTTCTATAATCCAGCCACCAGCTTTCTTGAGGTCATCGACATCAGCGTCTTTGACCTCAAAAGCGGTGTTAGGAGGATATTCTGAGCCTTCGTATCTAACGGTTTTCGCGAAATACATCTTAGCCATTTCTATTCTCCTCTCTTATATTCTCAATTAAAACGCCTTGATTACAAAGATATCATCCATTCTTTCAAACGATGGAAGAACGATTTCTGATACAATTGTTTGAACATTTACTGGATGAGGTTCTTTAATAGTAGTGATTGCTACGCCAGTGTTTACTATAGAAACAGAAGCACCCGCATTGCCACTCATTAAGTCAAACTCTTCCGGAGTTGTTCCATACCAAGTATTACCAAGAGCATAAGAAGGAAGTAATGTTGCATATCCATCTGGGAAGAACTTGCGGTCTACCCCCTGCTCATCTTTGAACATCTTATCATATAGTGTAATAGTTAATCCAGTTTCATTCTCAATGAACTGTTTAGCTGAATTTCTTGTTACAATAATACTGGATGCTCCAAGAGGGTTCATTGCTTTTCTAATAGAATCAGATGCAATCATTCCTTTGAATGTAGTTGTGTTCATAAGAACTTCTACTGCCTTAACTCCTTTTCTTTCAGCAAGCTTTTCAGCCGCATCTAATAGAACATCAATTGGATTAGAAGTTGCTTTATTAGCTACTGTCCATTGTTCTCCGGCTAACAACGTTACATTGTTATTAGTAGCCCATCCACCATCAACGTCATAGTCATAGTTATAAGCAATATCTCTACCATTTTCAGCAGTTGCAGTAATACCAATCTTACCGCTATAAAGAAGGGCCATTCTCATTCTCTCGGCTTGTACCATTGCACCATCTACAAGATTCTTTATATCATCAAAGATTCTCATGATTGTAGGCTGTGCAAATTGTTCCCCCTTAGCCAATAGTGTTTCAATATCCTGCCTATCTTTTTCACCAATTCTCATTGCTTCACGGAAGAATGGCATTTCAGTACTTAGTTCCTTAACACCAATTCTATCTCTCAATGGAGCCTTAGTATCAAATGCTGCAGGTTGTAATGCTACTGGCAAGTTATTTCTACCTTTAATCCATCCAAGGGTTAATCCAGTTTGTTTGGCAACTGGAAAGTATTTTGTACCAATCATTGGATCTTTCATGTTAGCATTAACATCAGTCCAATAAGAGGCAATTGCTTTACTCTCGAAAATATCATAAATTGATCTCATATTGTTTTCCTCCTCCTATCTTCTAATTAAACAATTTTCTCAACGAACTTAATCATTGGAATATCTACAGCTGCATTAGGCGCTGCGGGTAATGCTTCTTTTTTGATGAATCCATGTATTACTACGGCCATCATTGCATCACCATCTGTTACATCATAATCATTTAGAACTACGCCAATTGCAGTTGCATCATTTGCAGGGTAGAATGTACCTGCCTTTACTACATATCTTCCATCTACCAATGTAGCAAGTCCCGGTGTATTAGCGTCTGCTTTAGGATGTTTGAATCCAAGTGCTACATAATGGTCTGGGATTGCCAAGATTTGTTTTGTTGGCGCCCCGTATTCTATTTGTTTCATCTTCATTGCCATAATTGTTTTCCTCCTTAATTAATTTAATTTTGATTACCTGAGCCATCGGCTCCGGTTGGTTTGATACCCATCATACCAAGTTTAATCTGTGCCAAACTCTTTCCAAAAGATATGGACGGGTCAACTCCTCCGCCACCCTTATTTCCATCTGCTGGAGGTGTTCCAGTTGGTTTCCATCCTGCTGGTTTACCATTGTCGCCTTTGTTGGCATCTTCTTTAGGACTAAATAAGAATGCCTTTTCTTTACGAATTGCATCATTCTGTTCTTTGTAGCCTGATATAATCTTTCCAGTTGCTTCATCTATGGTTATCTGCTCTAAATTGAAGAGCCCCATAACCATATCTACATCGTAAGGTTTTCCGTTTTCATCTTCGAGTAGTGCTAACTTAATTGCATTTTTCTTTCTTTCAAGAGCAAGGTTAGCTTTATATTCTTTATCCTTTGCAGCATTAGCAGCTTCTAACTCTGCAATCTTTTCTTGCAATGCTTTGGAATCGCCCTCGAATTTCTTCAATTCTGTAATCTGCTTATCCCTTTCTATTACCTGCTCTTTAGTTGTTTTTAATTCTCTATTCACTTCATCAAAACGATGTTTAGGTACATAATTGCCATCAATCGCCTCCTTGTGAAGTTTTAAGATATTTGTTGCTTGTTCCTCTGTAAACCCTGCGGCTAATAATTGTTCCTTTGTCATTGTTACCATTCTCCTTTCGTGCTACGCTTTTTTCCGAGGTTTCGTCCTCGATGCACTTATTATTATTTTACATTGTTATTGTTACTTGTTACTATAATAATTTTTGTATTACTCTTTTTTGTTATCCACCTCACCTTCTTGTTTCTTTTTAGTTCTTGGTTTCTTATCCATATCAAGAAATCGCCTTCTTTGTTCTTGTACCCGTTTCTTAAATTCGGGACTTCCATATTGCTCTACCCATTCAAAGAATGTAACATCTTTTCCAAGTTTGTACGATTTTCCTTTCCCGTCTTTATCCCTTGCAACTCTATCCTCTATTTCATTATCTTCGAAATATGGAATTGTTGTTGACCTACAATGTGGATGAAGTGGAGGGAGGTTAACCCCTACCTTGGCTTCTTTTAGTTCAAATATCTTCCCATCCAATTCCCTACATATATCAGATGTTCGACTATCTAATGTAGCAAGATATTGATACTTCTCTACAACCCCGCTTTCCTCATAGGCTTTCATACTTCCCTTATTACTAATATAATTAAGCTCTGTACGAATAAGCCTTTGAGCGTTGTAATAGCTGGTTTGCATCTTATCTGAGAAATCCTTAGCTACTTCCCTTGGGCCTCTTCCTCTTACAAACTCTTGGGAAAGTATTTGCTCAAGTTGAATAATTAGTTTGTTCTTATCTGCCCATATTCTATCACTATAATTTTGACCTAGCCATCTTTCTCTTATNGCCATTTCCAACTGTTTGCCTCCGGGNGTGGTAAAGCTTACCCCGAAGCCTGCTTGCTTTTGAATATCAAACAGTGTTCTGTAAAAGCTATCTTCATATGCTTCCGTTAATGTTTGTCCAAGACCTATGTTATGGCCAGTAGAAAGAGTTTCTATATTATGTCTAATATTAGTAATCAACTCTTCTATTCTACTTACATAAGCTCTTCCGGATAACTCTTTCAGATAAGCCTTGTATTCAGCCGTAAATGCTTTGTCACCTAATCTTTCTACTTCATCTAAATATATCTTTGCATGCTGGTTAAAGTCGAGTAATTCTTTAGGTGTAAGCCTTTTACGAGCTTCTAATAAAGTAATCTGATTCTCTTTTGCATATCTCCCATAGAATGCTTCTATTTCTTTAGTGATTTGTTTAATAGTAGCTTGATAGGCTTTCTTTAAGTCTTTCTCATATTGTAGAGCTGATTTTTCATTTTGTATCAGCGTTAGCTCTGAGCGCCTTTCCCAATACTCTTTGCTTGGTAGCTTTGGCATTATTCTTCACCACCTTCACCGGCTCCTTCATCCCCAAGTTATCCCCATCATCCCCAAAGTCTGGATTCTGTTGTTTTATCAACTCTTGCATTTTTGCCATCTTGGCCTCTTTCTCTTTTGCAAGTCTATCCAGTTCTTGTTGAGTATCGGTTACCCATGGGTGATTTGCTATTATTGTTTCATCACTAATTATTCCAACACTGTTCTTTGTATCTTCAATAATTTCATGTTCGTTGATTATACTGTCTGTATTAAAGATAATGTCGAAAGTCGTTTCTGTGAAATCTCCAATACCCTTGTTTAATAAGTCTACTTTAATAAACCATATTAGCTCCTCAAGGGCTGCTGCAAACTCACTGGCCATATCATCTGTATCACTATCAAGGTCAGCATATCTAAATTTAAGGGCTACTCCTGATGCATTACCAAGACTTACTTCCTGTGTATCTACACCACTTCCTGCTTCGTAGATATCTTTACGTAATCTATTTAGATGACTATCAATAGCTGCAATGTCCATCTTGGTTTCTACTACGGACATATCTCCATCTCCGGATACGAAAGCTGTCCTAAATGTGGCAAGGTTTTGTACGAATTCACCTTTATCTGTTCCATCATAGTTCTTAACAACCTTGATACTGTTTGGAACATCCTGCAGGTTGTTTGAGGTATCTGAAGTGTTTATATCATAATCATCAATAAGTGGCTTAATCCATTTTAACAAGCTAATTTCCTCAGCATTATATTTGAATCCTACGAAAGGTACTTTCTCCCATGTAGCTTCAACATTTTGAACCACTGGGTTTCCGTTATCATCTACTTGTACTTGCCCATTCTTATCTTTTACTTCTTGACTAATAACAAAGTGACCTCTAAGTCCTTCCTCTCTATCCGGGTCAGGTTTAAGTCCTCTATCTCCCTTTACGAAATACCAAACTCCTTGTGTAGTGTGATATTCTACTTTTACAACTTCTTTCTTTACCCCATCAGGTAAATATCGGGTGACAGAATAAACTCTTAATACAGCTTCTAATATAGTGTGGTCGGCATCTGCCCAGAATGGAATAATCTCCTCTGATGGTATTCTTTTAAAGCTTAGTTGTCCTAAATTATTGTAATATACCTGTACCCAAGCGATTCCATTAATAATAGCATCTCTTCCGACGTTCTTTAACATCTTTAAGAATTTTTTGTTAATATAATCAGCCAAAGCATTTGAGAAGTTCTCGTCATCACATTGGATGCTTAATTCCTTACTAAGTAGATAATTGACTTTCTGATTTGTTAACTTACGCATGAATGGATGGGCAAGCTTACTATTACTTAGATTGGTAACTTCTTGTTTAACGCCCTTTCTATCTATATAGTAACGCTTCCTATCCTTGATGTCATTATCATTCATGTAATAGTCTTGGGCTTTAAGCATTAGCTTTCGCTTCTCACTGTCTTGCCATTCGTTAATCATTGAAAACAAAAACTCCTGCTGAGGCTTTCCAAGATTGGTCAGTTTGGTTATCTTGTTTTTAATATCCCTCATTACAGAGGTTTGATAATTATTGAAAAACATATGGTATCTAGCTCCTTTCCTTATTATTATATAGAACTTAGTTGTTTAACGATTATTATACTTAACAACTCGAAAAACCAGCTTTGTACAATCATTTGTACAAGGTTTTTATTGACCTCCCATATATTAGGTCGCCTAAATTACCAGCTAAAGTTAGTAGAATTCAGTTCTTCAGTAGCATATCTCAGGGCGTCCATTAAATGGTTATATTCATCTATTGGGTCGGTGCTTGGCTTCCCTGTATCCTTATCTGTCGCCCATACATAGTTACTTAATTCTACTATAGTATTAACGCACGATGGATGAACATATATCTTATAATCCTGCAGCTTTTGTATTCCTGCTTTAACAGAACCCTTTCCTTTCTTTGCCCCAAACATTCTGTATAATCCTAAGTCTTTTAATTCATCAATTGTTTTAGGGTCTTCACTAGTCTGCACATATTCTTGCTCTTTCAAATCCTTTATACTTTAGCGTTTCGTATATATCTTTGTTCTTCATACGTGTTTTGTACACTTCGTCATAGATGAATATCTTCTTCTCTTTCTCATCTGCCAATAATGCAATAAATGCTGTAGGGTCATTGGTATATCCAAAGTCAATTCCGTGAAGTTGTCTATATTTAGGGGAGTCATTACTATCAAGTTGACGTTTCATATATTCAGCATCAAAGTCAAGTTCCTGCCAATTCTCGAATACAAGTCCTTCTGCGATACCCCATTCTCCAAGTCCTTCTATACTATATCTTCGAGGATTTTCTTCTTTCATCTTTTCGAATATTCGGATATCATCTTCTCCAAGGAATTCATTACANTGATAAGTCTTTGTTTGTGCTAATATATCTCCTTCTTTGCTCAAGCCATCTGTTCCTACTTTATCAAAGAAGCGTCCCTTGAGCCATATCTTTTCACTCCAAGGGTTAAACGTAAAGGTATGCTGTTTAAATAATGGTTCCGGCATTTCTCCTCTAATAGACATATCAACTTTATTGAAGTCGTCCTCATTAGTTACTTGGAAAGCTTCCTCCCACCATACCCAACAAAGCTCTCCATCTTCTACTGTAATAGATGTTATGGATTGAGGGTCATCTAATCCTCTGAACATTATCTTTTGTCCTGAAGGTATGTAGGTTAATTCAAGAGGAGATTTTGTTGCTTTCCATAAGTGAGATACTCCTAGTCTGTTTATGGCCCATTTAAGTTGAGCGAAGGTACTATCTCTATGNGTATTGTAATACCTTCTAATTACGAGTGTACAAGGTTTTAATCCATAAGTGTGCCAGTACTTCATCATATTATATGGAAACCAGAAAGAGGCGGTTGTAGACTTCTTACTACCTCTGCCTCCTTTAAGCACCCTGTAACGCCCTTTGAAATTCCAAAACTTCTTATATCCTTTACCTATTAATTCAGGTAAGCTTTTTTTAATTTTTAATTCACTCATGGTCATCATTCCTTGATATAGAAACAAGAGACATTGTTATAATTCCGATTAAGGCTCCTACAAATAAACATACTGCATATCCCATTACCTCTTCCTCACCCCTCTATTTGAATTAAAATAATATTGTCTTTGTTTATTTTTCTTTTGTTTAATTGTTAAGGCTTCCTTATATGCAGAGTCTGTTGTTATTCGTTTTGCCGCTTCTATCATAAACGGTTTGTTTGGAATTGTTTTTCTTTGTAATAGTCTAATAATAACATAGCAGGTTGATAGCTTTTTAAAGTG